TGGAATGTGGTGGCCATCGTGGCCGTCCTCTCGGTTAGTGGCTGGGAGCTGTTCTCCCTGCCTGTACTAGTATCCTATGCCCACACTGGCTAGTCTGTCAAGCCGTGAGTATGTGATGTAGGGCACTAATAAAGGGGAAGCGGCCCAACCCGAGGAGCTGGGCCGCTCATGATTCCCAGTTCGTGAGCGATCATGCGCCGCTCACGCTATCCCCGCTAACGCGGGGTATGTCCCCAAGCCGAACTAAAAGTCGAACAACAAGTCCGGTTCATCCCCGCTAACGCGGGGTAGTGCTCGACTCGAGTACGAACTCAGCCTAACACCCGGCTCCGACACAACACAAGGGGACGACGCCGCGACGCGCTGCCACGCCCGGACGATTCGCATCGTCACACCAAGCTCAACGCCAAGCAGAAACGGATTCGGACCGAGAATACGCTCAGCTGCCGCATACTCGACCGGTGAGATAAGCCGACGGGCCGCCCACTCGTCAGCCCTGTCCTCGCCCTTCGCGTCCTGCGGGCCAACATGCCCAAGCGCTAAGTGGCCTAGCTCGTGCGCGAACGCGGAGACCAGCTCGGCCGGGTGTTGGTCGAGCCGGTTATCAAGGTAGACGGTACGTGTCGCCGCGTCGACGGCGGCCGCATAGGTGCCAGCCATGCGCGCCCAGACGATTGTTACGTCGATCTCGTGCGCGTAGTCGCATAGGTCCGTGAAGCTCATCATTGAACCTGCCCTTATAGCTAGTCGTAGTTGGTCTCGTCTCGACGAGTTGCGGCGAGACCCATTGCCTCCGGGTCAATGGTAGGGATCGGGTCCGACACGGAATCGGACCGCTTGGCGGCGACGGCGGTTTCAGCTTCGCGCATGACTTGCCATCCGACGAGGCCGAGGGCGTCCGCTATTGAGTTGATTTCTTCGACGAGTAGGGCACGTTCGCAGCGCATCTTCGCGTGCAGACGGGTCAACGGGACACCGGACCGTTCCGCTAACGCGCGGAAACTTAACCCCTGCCTATTCATCTCCCGCAGGAAAATGTCAACAACGCTCCGGTTGAGCGTACCTATCTCAGCTTTCGTTCCCATACGGCCATGTTCCCACCACGAAACATGCTGGTCAAGAATCAATTTGACATGTTCCGTCCTCGAAACATATGCTTGAGATGTTCCGAGGACAGAACATCGAGAGGAGGAGGCGTCATGGCGAGCATCGCCAGAGAGATCAGGGCCGAGCTTGTGGCTCAGAAAAGAACTATCGGCGAGCTGTCCACCTGTACCGGGATTCCACGGGGACGGTTGGGATCCCGACTACGTGACCAGAGTCCGCTGACCACCACGGAGATCGAACTGATCGCTCAAGAGCTGGCCGTGCCCGGCTGGGAACTCATGCGGCGCGCCGCAGAGCGTGACCGCGCCGCATAAAAAACTTGCCGCGCCCTACTCGCACTAGGACGCGGCCCGACACCGAAAGGAAGAATCCAATGTCTACTAACAATGATATCAACACCCACCGACTCGACAACCTCATCCGGTGGACATGCATGGGCATCCTACTAATCCTGGCGGCCCTGTCCATGGCACTACTCGTGCACAGCATACGAGTCGGGGACGTCCTCGACGTCATCCTCGCAGCGGTCGCCGCGCTCGGCACTGCCACCGGATTCTGCGCACTGCTCGACGGGGGAGACCAGTCATGATGGCACCAATGATCACGCGGAAGGAAGCCGCGAAACTGCTCCGCGTCACAGTGCGGACCGTGGACAAGCTGATCGCCACGAAACAACTCCCCGCATACCGGGTAGAACGTCAAATCCGCATCCGCCCCTACGACGTCGAGAAATACCTCGAAGCGCATAAGGCGGTACGCGAATGAGCACGCTACCGACAACCGATCTCGTGGCCTCGCCATGCCGGGCATGCCCGGACGAATTCTTCCCGCATCCCGGTGAAACGAAGCGGCGGGCCGCAGCGATCCGCATGTGCCAGACGTGTCCCGTGCTCGGCGCGTGCACGCGATACGTGGCAGACCTGCGGAACTCGGGCATCCGTATTCAAGGCATCTGGGCGGGCCGCTACTACGTCGGCAAGGGATCGCAGCGCCAGTGTGTGGCGTGCGGTGCGGAAGTCGCAACGGACTGGCATACCGACGTGTGCGGCGCGTGTCTCGCGCTCGTGCCATCCTCGCGGGCCTGCGTGACGTGTGGCCGGTACGTCCGCGCGGACGGTCAACATGCGGACGACGCGCCGGACGGATCCGCCACGTACGGGTCACGTGCGCCCATGTGCCGCCACTGCTACCGGCAATCAAGACGTGAAAGGACAACAGCATGACTAGCAAAGACGAGAACCTATCCATGGAAGAGGAGACGCGGGATGCCGCACTGCAAACCCTCGCAGTGGGCAAACTGATCAAAGACGCCGTGAAAAAGGTGATCGACCCGGAAATGGACGGTGCGAAAACCTGGCTGGCCGAGCACGGACTCGAACCCGGCGACCGGAAAACGATGCGCGTGGCCGGCGTCGACGCCGGAACCGTGTCCCGGACAAACCCGGAACCGAAACCATCGATCCGCGTCACCGATGAACGGGCCTACGCGAAATGGTTAGAAGACCACGGGCACGAAGTCACGTGGAAAGTACACCTCGCCGACCATCTGACCGCACCCCGCCAGCTGGAAGCGCTTGTCGCCACCGGTGAAGTGCCGGATGGCGTCGAGGTCACGGAAACCGTCCGTGACTCGTATCTGGTGGTACGGCAGACGGCGAAGCAGGCGCGGGCACTCGCTGACCGGCTCGGGGAAGCGTCCGACCTGATCGCGGGCATGCTCACCGGCTACCTCGAAATTGAAGGAAGCGAGTCGGCATGAGTGGCGTCCTCGAAGTGAAAAGTAATGATGCGACGCTGGCGACAATCGAGCAGAAACGCGAGTACGCGAAAATGCTCGCTGTATCCGACCTGCTACCCGCCGCGTACGTGAAACAGCCAGCGAACGTACTACTGGCGATTGAACTTGGTGGTGCGCTTGGTATCCCCGCGATTCAGGCGATCAACAGTATCAACGTGATCAAGGGTAGGCCGACGATGTCCGCTGATCTGATGGCCGCGCTTGTCCGACGTGCTGGGCACAAGCTCCGTATCGAGCAGCAGGCGAACCCGCTGGCCGTGACGGCGACGCTGGTCCGTGCCGACGACAAGGACTTCCAGTTCTCGGTGACGTGGGACCTGGCGAAGGCGGAACGTGCCGGGCTGGCTCAATCGGCGATGTGGCAGAAATACCCGGATCAGATGCTCCGGTCACGTGCGATCACGGAAGTGTGCCGTCAAGGCGCATCGGATGCGCTCATGGGCGTGCTGTATGCCCCGGACGAGATGACCGATGATCCCGCTGTGACCACGGTATCGGTGCAGGACGGCAACACGGATTCCGTGTCTGTGGATGAGGCGACGGTCGACGTCGTCGAGACGGAACACGTCGACGAACCGGCTGATGCCGTGCCGGAACCGGGAGCGATGACTGCCGGGCAGGCGGCCCAGTTGGCCGGGTTGGTGGACGAGTTCGGGATCGACGAGTTGAAGGCCCGCGAGTTCGCGGCGTGGGCGTCAGTTGGCCGGACAGACGACATGATGCAGCTGACTGAGACGGAAGCGGACCGGCTGATTCAGGGCCTCACGTCCCGTCGCGCGAACGGACAGGAGACGAACCAATGAGCTACCTCGAAATTCGCGCTGAGATCACTCAGCGGTTAATCGATCTGGGTAACGATGCGGAGCGTGCGGAGCGGGCAGCGGATTACATCTACTCATATCCCGGCTCTAGCGCGCTACCCATCGCGGGAGAGTGCGAGGTCCCAATTGACGACGTGCACCGTATCTATCGCTGGCTACAAGAGATGGGAGCGGAATTGCTGTCCCCGCTCGCACTTGCCCGCGCCACGTACATTAGAGATGCCCCGGTAACAGCATGGCGGAACCTCCCGGACTACGCAAAACGGGAGATGCTCCACCAGTCGCGCCGCGCACTGGCTGCTCCCAGCGATGACCACCACGCGACGGTAGATATGGTGCTTCGCGCAGCGGCTGTTTACGGCCCTGAGGATGTGATCGTATGACCGCATACCCGAACATCGACGGTCCGGTCGCACGCCGTGGCGATCCGGTCACCTCGTGGCAGGCCGCACAGGGCCTCACGGACGGGCATGTGCGAGGGTCCCAGCAGGCCGTCCTATCCACGCTCCGCCAGTCAGGGCCACTCACGGACCCGGAAATCGCGCACCGTATCGCCGCAGACGGCGGCACATGGTCAACGCAACGGCTCCGCACGGCACGATCCGAACTCGTCAAAGCCGGACTCGTCAAACCGATTGGCGTGCGCAAAGGGACAACCGGATCGAAATTCACCGTGTGGGCACCCGTACCCGTCCAGCTCAAGATCGGAGTCAGCGCATGAACCGTGTAGACGTCGTGACCACCCGGACGGGTGAGGACGAAGTAACCATCGAAATCGTTGAAAATGACCGATTGACACGGTCCGTAACCGTGACATGTGAGGAAGCGTCAGCTATCGCGTACACGCTCGAGGACGTTGCTAGCTGGGACTGGGACGAAATGCGTCGCCTCGACGACACCGAACGGTACGCCGACATGCTCCGGGACGGTGACGCCCTGTGACCGTCTCCTATGCTGACTTTCTCGCCCGGAAGGCACTCCATGCCCCGGTGACCGGGCCGATGATCCCCGCCGACGACCTGCACCCGACACTGTTTGACTGGCAGCGGGATATCGTCTCGTGGGCAATCCGTGTGGGACGCGCCGCGATCTGGGCAGACACGGGCTTGGGTAAGACGCTCATGCAGGTTGAGTGGGCACGCCGTATCGGTGGCACCGCGCTGATCGTCGCCCCGCTGGCCGTGTGCCGTCAAACCGTGCGGGAAGCCCGGAAGATTGACGTTACCGCCATCTATATTCGGGACGACGCCGAAATTGACGGGCCGGGCGTGTACGTCACCTCGTACGAGATGGCAACCCGGATCGACCCGGCCCGGTTAGATTCCGTCGTCCTGGACGAGGCCAGCATCCTGAAAAACTCGACCGGTAAGACACGGGACGCGATGATCGTCGCCTTCCAAGTCGTGCCGCACCGGTTGGCGTGCACGGCCACACCGGCACCGAATGACCCGGAGGAGTTAACGAATCAGGCCGAATTCCTCGGGCAGATGACACGGGAAATGATGCTCGCCGCCTATTTCGTCCACGACTCGGACGCCGGTTGGCGACTCAAAGGCCATGCGCGGCGTCCGATGATCGAGTGGATGGCCACATGGGCGGTTGCAATCCGACGGCCGTCAGACATGGGCGGTGACGATACCGGGTTCATCCTGCCCGGCCTGGAGATTATCGGGCACACGGTCGAAGCGGACGTGCACGAGGAAGGCGCCCTGTTCGCCGTTGATCTTGGTGGCGTGTCTGGCCGGGCACGGGTCCGCCGGGAAACACTGGGTGCACGATGCCAGAAGGCGGCCGAGCTGGTCGCCGCTGAACCTGGTGAGCCGTGGCTGCTCTGGGCCGGACTCAATGACGAAGCGGACCTGTTGGCACGGTTGATTCCCGGCGCGGTCAACGTGCGCGGCTCCATGTCCCCAGCGGAAAAAGCGGACTGTCTCCTCGGCTTCTCCGACGGCGACATCCAAGTGCTGATCACGAAACCGGCCATCGCGGCGCAAGGACTGAATTGGCAGCATTGCGCACGCATGGCATTCGTCGGCTTGTCTGACTCGTACGAGCAGTACTACCAGGGGATTCGCCGTTGTTACCGGTACGGGCAGACACGGCCCGTGCAGGCACACATTATCGTGTCCCGGCTCGAGGCACAGATCGCGGCGAACGTCCGCCGGAAAGAAGAGCAGGCGGGCCAGCTCACATCATCACTCGTCGCAGAAATGCGACGCATCCACGCAAAGGAGAACGCAGCATGACCACAGGGAATCTCGCGGACTATCAAACCGACGACGCCTACGGCGACAAGTGGCATCTCATGCTCGGTGACTCATGCGAACGGCTCGCCGAGATCGACACCGAGTCTGTGGACCTGTCCGTCTGTTCGCCACCGTTCGACTCACTTTACACGTATTCGCCATCGCTTCGCGACCTGGGGAACTCGGCGTCACGCGGTGAATTCTTAGACCACTACCGGTTCATCGTCGCGGAACAGTTACGCGTCACCCGGCCCGGCCGACTCGCGTGCATCCACGTGCAACAGTTGACGACGACGAAGGCGACACACGGCTATGTGGGCATGTCGGACTTCCGTGGCGACGTGATCCGACTCTTTCAACAAGTCGGATGGATTTTCCACGGTGAGGCGACGATCTGGAAGGACCCGCAAGCCCAGTCGATCCGCACGAAAGCATTCTCCCTCGCGTTCCAAACGAAGAACCGGGATTCGGCATCGTGTCGGCCGGCACTCGCGGACTATCTGCTGATTTTCCGTAAACCTGGCGATAACGCGGTGAAGATTCCTCACAAGGCGCTCGAGGGTGAAGTGACGAATGACGATTGGATCGAATGGGCCGGGCCGATCTGGTTTGACCGTGCCACGGGTGAGGATGACGGCCTCGGCCCCGTGTGGACCACGATCCGCGAATCGGAAACATTGAACGCCCGCCTCGGACGAGAATCCGCCGACGAGAAACACATCGCCCCGTTACAGCTCGAGTTTATCCGCCGCTGTGTACTGCTCTACTCCAACCCCGGCGAGCTGGTCTTGTCCCCGTTCGGTGGTATCGGCTCGGAGCCGTACGTCGCCGTGAAGAACGGACGCCGGGCCATCTCCTGCGAGCTGAAACCGTCCTATTGGAAGGCCGCGGTGAAAGTCATGCAGGAACTCGACGCGGAAATGAACCTGCCAACCCTGCTCTAGAAAGGAAACTTGAACGTTGAAAACACTTGCCACGCTGATCCTGCTACTCGCAGCATGCATTGCCGCCGCCATGGCCGTGTCCGTGGTGATCGTCGTCGGTCTCGAGATCATCGCGGACGCGTGGAACGACTATCGGGAACGGCAGGACCGGCCATGAGTAGAACCGTCGCCATTGTCCTTGTCTGTGTGTTCGCGCCCGTGATCGGTGGAATGGCAGTCATCACTCACGTGTGGCGGGTGATGGCATGACCAAGACGAACGCGACCCTGCGAGTCCGCTATCCAATCGTGGACTATGACGCCATCGTCGCTGACCTGCGCGAGGAAGCCATCGAACGAACCATCGCTATCGCACGGGACCGCAATCTCGCAATCGTGTCGCGGCCGGGACGTTCAACGGCGACCGTGACACACGAACCGGGACGGCACATCGACGTCATGTTGCATGTGACCGTGCCCGGCAACCTGACCGGCCCGAGTCCGATAACCGAAAGGAGATACTGATGGCCGCCTCGTTGACGATCACCGTGCCCGATCCCATGTGGATCACGTCCAATCAACGCTTGCATTGGGCGGAGAAAGCCCGCCGTGTCCGATTCCTTCGCGACACGGCAACCATTCGGGCACGTGTCACAAAACTAGACCGCCCGGCCGAGTTCCCGGTCCGTGTCATCGCACGGATCGGATACCCGACACGTCGTACCGCTGACCCGGCGAACGCGGAACCAACCGTCAAGGCCATTATTGACGGCCTCACGGACGCTGGCATATGGCCCGACGACAACTCGAACTATGTGCACGGCCCCGACTATCGGCGGTCCGACCGGCTCGCTGAAAAGGGCACCCACACCGTAACCATCGACATCATTAAAGGAGACCCTGAATGAACGTGAACCCCGCGACCGGTGAGGTTGACGACCTCATCACGCACGATTTCTCCGCCTTCCTTGCTACTGCTGAGGATGGCATTCTCGATCAAGATTGCTCCGAAGCATTACGTGACCTCGCTCAAGCGGTCATGCGGATCGGGAAGACCGGGAAGATGGTCCTCACGGTCACCCTGGACAAGGTGGACGAGGGGATCGCCGCTGTGAAGATCAAAACCGATCTGAAAGTGTCCCCACCGAAACTGCCACGGTCGTCGTCGATCCGATTCGTCGACCCTGACAACGGTGGGAGCCTGTCCGAGAACCCGCCCGGGCAGACCGTGTTTTTTAACCGGGATATGACGAACTCGGACGATGTAGAAGATACCGGAAAGGACGACTAATGGAATACCACTACGACAAGAACGAGGTCACGGTCGAACCCGGCCAGAACCTTGTGGAGACGATTCACGGTCTGGCGAACCGTGCCGTTGCAGCACAAAAGCTCGACTTGGACGCGGCCTATGCTGTCACCGATGAGAACGGGCAGGTCCGCCTCGTCGACACGCATGAACTGAAAACCAATATTGACAGCTACGAGAAGAAGCAGGTCCGGGAGAAAGCGAAGCATGGCAGTCTCGCCGTGCACTCCCCACAGTCGTTCGTCGACTACCTGGCCACGCATGCGATGGACGGCACTGAAATATGGGCGGACGTGGAACACGGGAAGGTCACGGCTATCATTGACGCCTACGACGGCGACAGTCGCGGACTCCGCCAGCATAGAGTCTCCCTACAACTCATTCACACGGACACATGGAAAGAATGGGAAGCATTAGACCGTGAGTACGTGCGGCAAGCCCAGCTCGGCGATTTCATCGTCGATCACTACTCAGAGTTCGTGACCCCGTCCGCAGCGAAAATGCTGCAGCACGCTATGACGTTCCAGGCGACGAAGAACGTGGATTTCACGTCTGTGGAGAACGTGCAGAACGGGGAACGGTCGATCTCCTACATCGAAACGATCGGTGAGAAGCAGGTCGCGGGACAGTCGAGCCTGCCCGAGCAGATCACTTTCCGAACGCAGATTTTCGAGCACGGCCAACTGCGGATGATGTACGCCCGATGGTTCTTCACGATCAAGGACAAGACGTTGCTCATGAAGCTGCTGATTGACGACGTGCGCGAAACGAAGCGTGACGAGTTCCGATCAATCTGCGAAACCATTGAGAACGGTCTTGACAATATCGCGGCGGATATCTCGTTCTACTACGGCACCGCGCCCGTAATCAATATCTACTAAATCCTTCATCCGCTGTGGCCCGTGTCCCGCCGGTACGGGCCACAGCAACCACACGAACAAAAAGAAGGGGACATGATGAGCCGAGACACGCGCCTATACGTCCGATTCGACGTCGCATTCATGCGGAACTTTAAATGGTTCCAGGTCGAACGCTACCTCACCGACGTGTTACCCGACGTACTACCAGATGTATTACCCGACGTATTACAAGACGTAGTACTAGATGTAGTACGTGAAGCGCGCGAAGCGTGGATAGAGTCCATCTGCTACGCGCACGAATCCCGCACCGACGGACTCTTCCCCGTCGATGTCATCAAACGCCTGGCACGCGTCCGACGCGAGGAAGCGATCACCGCACTGTTCGAGGTTGGCTTGTGGATCAACCACCCCGGCGGAATGGCGGAAATACACGACTTTCTGGAACATCAACCGTCCGCCGCTGACCTCGAGAAGGCGTCCCAGCGCGGCAAAAAAGCCGTCGCCGCACGCTGGAAAAATACGGAACGTAATACGTCGAGTAATACGAACCGTATTACGGCTAGTAATACGAACCGTAATACCAGAAGAGAAGAGAAGAGAAGAGAATATAAACCCTCTGTGGTCTCCCTTGACGACGCCGACACGACACCAGACCCATCCACACACACAACCCCACCGCCTACCAAACGAAAACCATGCCCACTCCCGGCAGACTGGAACCCCACACCCGACCACGCCACCCTCGCAGACCGTCAAGGCGTCTCCTGCTTCCTCGAAGCCGAGAAGTTCCGTGACTGGGCACAAGCGGCCGGGAAACGCTACGTCGACTGGGACGCCGCGTTCTCCCGCTGGCTACGCCAAGCATGGCCAACGGGCGACACACCGCCCGGGCTGGCATCCGTCGCCGACATCAACGCCGCCGCCAACGCTCGACGGGACGCCGAACGACGTGCCGAGCGTGAAGCACGAGACCGAGAACGTGCCCGAATCGAACAATCCCGCAGAGAACACCCAACCGCGATGGCTGACGCCTTCGCGGCACTTCCAGACACCAGTCCGATCCGTCAACACATCGCCGCGAAATCACGGCAGAAAGCGAAATAAACCATGGCAAACGAACCGAACATCACGATCATCGGCAACCTGACCGGCGACCCCGAACTCCGCTTCACACAGGCGGGGATCCCCGTCGCGAACTTCACGGTCGCCTCCACGCCACGTACCCTCAACCGCCAGTCGAACCAGTGGGAATACGGCGAAGCCATGTTCGTCCGCTGCTCGGTGTGGCGCGAATACGGCGAGAACGTCGCCGAAACCCTGACGAAGGGGACGCGGGTCATCGTCACCGGGAAGCTCACGGTCCGCTCGTATGAGCACAACGGGCAGCAGCGCACCTCGCTAGAGCTGGCCGTGGACGAGATCGGCCCGGCGCTGCGCTACGCCCGGGCACAGGTCACGAAACTATCCGGGAATCATGGCGGGTACAACACGCAGCAGTCGGCTGGCGGCTATGGCGGGCAGGCGACCTATAACGCGCCGCAGGGTGGTTCGGATTATGACCCGTGGGCGGCCCCGCCACAGGACGGCACCGCTCAGCAGAGCGCGCTCAACGACATGCCACCCTTCTAAACCTATCAATCCCGCGAAAGGACATACATCATGACACGATTCCAAACACGAACCCGCTACGTTGAAGCAATCCAACATAAGAGCATCCCCGAAACCACCGCATGGCTTGACACTGCCGAGGCCGACGAAGAAATCGAATACGTGGTCCTCGAACACGTCATACTCATAAGCTCCCATCGCAAACATAAAGCTATCTTGCCCGGCGACTGGCTTGTCCTGGACGAGAACTACACGCTCCGACTCTACACGGAAACCGCCTTCGCCGATATCTACGAGCCAACCGACACCGGCGAGGACGACCAAGCTAGCCCCGACCTTGCAGCGCTGCTGCGCGACGCCACCCAACATGTAAGCACGGCGACAGCGCAGACCTCGGCACTGACAGGGGCCATACTCGGAATATCTGAGCAGATCGAGGGACTGCGCGGCCAAACACTCCCCAAGCACATTCGGACTGTCCTCAACGAGCTACGACATGAGGCGCACTATCTCAGAGACGATGGGCCGGGCTCCTACAAGGACGGTTACAAGGCCGCGCTAGACGACGTCGAACGCTACCTCAAGGAGTCATTAGCACTATGACCTACACGCCGAAACGCGTGCAGCGCCGCCGCGAGAAGGGATGGAAGATGCCTCTCTGTGGTTGCGGTTGCGGGAAGCCCGCCCGGTACGTCGGCCGCCCCACACGCTGGGGCAACCCCGCCATAATCGGCCAACACATGCCCTACCAATCCCACGCACGCGGCGACAAAGCCCGTCCCACCATCCGGGACGCCGCCCAAGCCGTCGAATGGTACACCGGCTGGCTCAACGGCGTCGTGCGTCTCGACTACGACCCAACCTTGTATCGCGTCCCGCCGAGCATTGGGCGTATCCGTGCCGAGCTGGGCGGGCACGACCTGGCCTGCTACTGCCCGCCCGACCAGCCATGCCACGCAGACGTACTACTAGCCCTAGCCAACCCGGAGGACGGCCAGCAGTGAGAATCACTATCACCATCGACACCGACCAATACGACGACACCGAGGAAACCTGCGACAAACTGGAACCCCGACAGGCCGCAGGATTCCAACCAAACCCGGAGCACACATGACCAACCAGATCACGCCCGACCGGCAAGCCCGGCTCATCCTCGACACCATCGCCGACCTACTCTCTCAAGTCCCGGCCCCAGACGACCTGATCGGCATCAGGTCCCCACGGCCCGCGACCGGCGGCACCCCGCTACCCGGCAGCCTGCCCCACGGACTCGACGCGATCACGGACGACTGGGAAACCGGGCAGGTGCGCACGGCGGACGGATGCCGGGAAATCCTCGCCGAAATCGCCGACGAATGGGCTGAAAAACTCGGCTACGAAGGGATTGGATCCCGACCAGACGGGCCACGGCATGCGTGCGACTGGCTAGCAGACCACACCGAGCATGCGTACCGTGCCCTCGACTCTGACACGTGGGACGCCTCCGTCGGCGAGATACGCCGCGTCCACTCCATCGCCCTACACCTCGCCGGACAAGACCCCGCACCATCCGGCCGATCCTGCCCAAACGATGGCACCCGGCTAGTCCGCTACCCCTTCGACGACGGGTTCACCGATTGGGAGCTGTGCCACACGTGCGGCACCGCGTACACGGAACAATCCTGGCAAGACGCCTACGGGCACGCCCTACAAGCCGCCCGAGACACCAACACGCTCATTCCCATCACAGCCCTTCCCCGACTCGGTATCCCCAAAGCCACGGTGTACTCATGGATACAACGCGGCCATCTCACACCGATCCGTATCGACGGCGTCCGCTACGTGCACACCGCACACATCCCAATAAAACCCGGTAGACTACCGGCAGACACTCAGGAGGAGACACCACGATGACACGCCGACGTGACAACGCCTTGCAGCGCACGCTGAAATCATGCATACTATTTTCGGGTTCGAAGTGTACCCAAAATCCCCGCCCGGACACAGTTACTACTATCATGAGTGGCGCACTGTTGCAGAGACACTACCGGGCGGGGATTACACGTCTCACCGCCCTATTCGCCGCCGCCATGCTCACAGCATGCGGCACAAGCGACACAACGAGCACCACGCCGACGTTACCCGCCACGACGGCCACGGAAACCACGATCAAAGCGACCACCACCGCACCACAGCAGATAACCGTCACACTCACCGACGATCCACTAACCCCGGACAGTGGCCTTTACGCGTTCTTCTTCCGCGAGACCGGAAGTGCCACGTGCACGTTCTTGATCGACGTTGATATTACAGTGGCCGCACGCGACGACACGATCCTCGCACAAGCCACGATCCCGGAGCAGTTCGCTGGCGCTGCAGTCGGCGACACGTGCACCGCATCCGCAGACGTAACCATCCCCGGAGACTCCAACGAACTAATCGTGACTGTCGATCAAGGAAATCACCTCGCATGGCAGATCACGGCAACCCCGGACGCTGACAACAGGATCACCGTATCGCTCGAACCGGAAAACCACTACACCGAAGGATGGTGATCAGTCTCCCGTCGCCTCGCGAAGGGCGCGTGTCGCACGGATCGCGATTCCCCGCTGGTACGCGTTATACGCCGACTGGCGGGCCAGCCCGCACGCCTCCGAGATCGCATCCCACGGCAGCCCCTCGTCTCGGGCCTGCACGATGAGCAGATTCCGACGGGCAATGACCGCTTCCAGCTCAGCGACCGCCGCGGCGACCTCGCGAAGATCATCAAGAGTACTCATACTCGCTAGTATACATGCACATAATCACCACTTGACAACAGTTCCGATAATGTATATACTCGGAGCATGACAGAAAATATTAGTGGTGAGAGGGGGAATCGCCCATGCCGACCATAATCAAAGGCCAACCGACCAGCGCCGAGATCATCGCCCAACTCAAAGCAGAAAACCGGCCCGTCTGCGTCTCCATGTCCCTCGGCAAAGACGCAATCGCCTGCGAACTCGCACTAGCCGAAGCCGGCGTGGAAACCGTCCTCGCCTACATGTACCCCGTCCCACCGGACCGGGAAGGCCGACTCCTCGACTTCCTCGAGGATGACATCGCCATGCTCGAAGACAAACTCGGCAAAAGAATCCACCGATATCCGCATCCCTTCATTTTCCGCGCACTCAACAACTTCGTATTCCAACCGCCGGAGCGCCTCGCGCTCATCGAGGCCGCACAATTCCCAACCCCAGACTATGAGACACTCTGGTATCTCATCCGACAGGACCTCGGCCTCGAAGAGGACACGTGGATCGCGGACGGGGTACGCGCCGCCGACTCCATCGTCCGCCGCGCCTCATTCGTCCGACACGGCGTCATGAAACCAGCCACCCGGAAAGTATCCCCCATCGCGGACTACCTCAAAGCCGAAGTCCTCGACATCATCAACCGGCATGGGATAAGCCTGCCCGTCGACTATGAGTGGTTCGGCCGGTCCTTCGATGGACTCGACTACCGATTCCTCGGCCCACTCCGGGAACACGCACCGGCTGACTACCAGCGCGTCCTCGACTGGTTCCCCCTCGCCGAACTCGAAATATTCCGCCATAACATGATGACAAAGGAGAACTCATAATGGCCCGCAAACCCCCAACCCCGAAAAACCGGACCGCACCCACCACCCGGCGCACTCCCGCACCCCGAACCCCACCAACCGGCCGCCGCCAAAAACCAGTCGACCCACTCGCCAATGTCGAATACACCGACAACCTCGAAACCGACTCCGCCCGCGAACTCTCCGCCCTCGAACAATCCTACCGAGACCGCGCCAAAGCCGAAGAAAACAGATTCCGCCAAGCCACCGACTCCGAATACTGGATCGCCGTATGCTTCCCCAGCCGCGAAGAAAAAGAAAAATTTCTCCGCAAATGGGACCTGATCGACCACGGAGACAAATACCTCGACGGCCGCATCGTCGACCACATACTCTCCAACCAATAACCCCCACCCCCGCCACCCAGCAAGTGCCCCACCCCGCCAACCCGGCCCGGTGGGGCACAACCACACCCAACCACCAACCCACCGAAAGGAGGTGACCATGCGCCGCGCCCTCACAAACCTCGGAGCACGCGCCGCGACGACCGCACGCCGCGCCGCATCCTTCATCGGCGGAACATCATCCCCGTCTCCCCCGAACATCGTCCGACGCATCATCAACCGCATCCGCGGACGATAACCCCACATCCCCCACGCCAACCCAAGCGTGGGGGATCAGCCCGACCAGAAAGCGAACATCATGGGCAATGAAACCAACCGGCTCGCCACCGCCGCTGAAAAACGCCGCCGCGCCCTCGAACTCCGCCGCGCCGGCTGGAACTATCGGGACATCGCCCAAGAAATCGGATACAAGTCCGTCGCATCTGCCCACAAAGCCGTCCGAACCGAACTCGCGAACATTCCGAAAGAAGAAGCTGACGCGCTACGCACCCTCGAACTAGACCGACTCGACGACCTGCAAGCCGCAACCTATGACCTGGCGTCCCGTGGTGACCCGGCGGCCGTGAACACGGCGCTGCGGATCATGGACCACCGGGCCCGGCTCCTCGGACTCTACGAACGCGTCGAAACTGACGACTCAACCCAGAAAATGCGGGAAGCCCTCACCGGCTTCCTCACCAGCGTGAAGGAGGTAGTGGACGGCTACGATGAAACTGAACCTGCCGACGAAACTATCCCTGAAACAAGCACTGGCACTAGCGAAGAGTGACGGCCGGGTCAACATCCTCGACGGCTCCGTCCGCTCCGGGAAAACCTATATATTCATTCTCCGCTGGGCAACGATCATGGCCGACCCGCCCAAAGGCGGCAACTTCGTCATCTTCGGCAAATCAACCGACACGATCTACCGGAACATTTTCGCACCCATCGAAAACGAAGACACGTTCGCCTTCATCGCACCCTTCGTCACCTACCGGCAAGGCGCACCCACCGCGACCATCCTCGGCCGGAAAGTTGACATTATCGGCGCGAACGACAACCGGGCAGAATCACGCATCCGAGGCATGACCATCGCCGCCGCCATGGGCGACGAACTCACGGTCCTACCCGAAAACTTCATCAAGCAAATGTTCGCCCGCATGTCCCCACCCGGCGCGATCCTACTCGGCACCACTAACCCCGACTCTCCATCCCACTGGCTCAAAACGGAATACTTAGACCGACTCGACCAACACCCGAACTGGCGCTACTACCATTTCACGCTCGACGACAACCCGTCACTATCCGACGAGTACAAGGACTCCATCAAACGCGAATACACGGGACTCTGGTACCGCCGATTCATCCTCGGCGAATGGGCCGCCGCCGAAGGCGCAATCTACGACATGTGGGACCCCGCCAAACACGTCATCCCATGGGATGATCTACCCCGCATCACCAACATGATCTGCCTCGGCATCGACTACGGCACCCAAAACCCGACATCCGCCATACTCCTCGGCCTCGGCGAGGACCACCGGCTCTACGCCGTCGACGAATGGCGACTCGACGACACCAACCGTGGACAGACCGCGTGGACCGACGCGGAACAATCCCGCGCGATCCTCAACTGGCTCCACAACACCGAGCACACACCAAACCAAGAGGACCTACAACCGGCCTACACGATCATCGACCCGGCCGCCGCGTCACTCAAAGTGCAAATGCGCCAAGACGGCGCACCACCCATCCTCGACGCCTACAATCCGGTGACCGACGGGATCCGACTCGTCGCCAACGGCCTCAAATCCGGCTGGCTGAAAATCTCCGACCGATGCCAAGGCGTCATCAAAGAAATCACCGGCTACACGTGGGACCCGAAAGCCCAAGCCGCCGGTGAAGACCGGCCCTTGAAAAAAGACGACCACTCACTCGACGCACTCCGCTACGCCATCGCCACCACCGAACGCACATGGCGACGCCACGTCACCACACACCACCGGGAGAAATAATGCCGCTACCCGCAACCAACACCGAATGGCCACCCCGCGACTGGAGGCCCGTCCTCGACGACATGAACCGGTGGGAAGCATGGTGGAAAGGCGACACGGACAGTCTGCACGCGATCTACGCTGACCAGACCAACACCCGCAAACCCGCCCGCCGCACCGGCATCGCAGGTTTCGCATCCCGCTTCTTCTGGGGCAGGAACAACAACGACCAGGCACGCCGCCCGTCCCGGCCCGACGTGCACGTGCCCGTCGCCACCGACCTGTGCACCACGTCAGCGGACTTGCTCTACGCCGACCCGCCAACCATCACCTCCGACCACCAGGCGACCGAGGACAGGCTCGGCCAATACGTCAACGACGGCCTACTCGAACGACTCCTCGAAGGCGCAGAGCTGGGCGCAGTGTTCGGCGGCCGCTTCCAACGCGTCTCATGGGACACGGCCATCTCAGACCGTCCCTTCATCTCCACCGTCGCCGCCGACGTCGCCCTACCCGAATTCCGCTGGGGACACTTAACCGCCGTCACCTTCTGGACCATCATCCACTCCGACTATACGGGCATTCTCCGCCACGTTGAACGCCACGAACTCGACACGCAAGGCAACGGGCACGTCTACCACGCCCTCTACCAGGGCACCACCACCAACATCGGCCACCCGATCCCACTGCAAGACCATCCGGCCACCGAACCACTGGCCGCCATGGTCAACACGGACGGGGAAATCGTCGATGTGATCAGCCCCGGCCTGCTCGTCACCTACTTTCCGAACGTCACACCGCAACGCCGCTGGCGACACATCCCACAGGCCGCGAGCCTTGGCAGGTCCGATCTTGACTCCGGAGTGGAACCACTCATGGACGCACTCGACGAGGTCTACAACTCGTGGATGCGTGACATTCGGCTTGGTAAGGCCCGCGTCTTCGCTGACGAGAACATTCTTGAAACGGACGCGAACGGTGAACGCGTGTTCGATCTCGACCAGGAAATCTACGCCCCGCTGTCCGGCATCACCGGCAGTCTCGCCGGAGCCAACGGACTACCAATCCACCCGTCACAGTTCGCGATCCGGGTCCACGAGCACGCGGAAACCGCCGCCGACCTGATGCGCCGTATCATCCGCGCCGCCCGATACTCGGCATCCACATTCGGGGATGACGTGACCGACGCGGACATCACCGCGACCGAGGTCCGCGCCCGCCAGGCCACGACGATCACCACACGGAACCGGAAAATCCGCTTGGAGAAACCCGCACTGCAGGCCACGCTACGCAAACTCCTCGACGTTGACCGGACCGTGTTCGGCACTGCCAGCCTTGAACCGGACACGGTCAGCGTGGACTGGCCCGACCTTGCCCGTGATTCGTCCGCCCAGCTCGCACAAACCGTGTCCACACTCAAAAACGCGGAACTACTCTCGACGAAGATCGCCGTGCAAATGATCCACCCGGACTGGTCACAAGAGGACGTGGACGCCGAAGTCGCCCGTATCTCGGAGGATTCCCCGATCACATCCCCGGACGACTGGCACGACAGCGGGCACGACATCGACGAAAGAAGGTGACATGTGGACCCGGACCTTCCCCCGATCCTCGCCGCCCGAACCGCCCGACTCGTCACCCTCGTCGAATACCAACTCATCGAGAAGATCGTCGAGTCTGTCCGGTCCGGGGAAGGGTCAACAGCGTGGGACGTGACGAAACTCGCTGACATTGCCAGGCTCCGTGCCACACTGGAACGCATCCTGTCTGACAACTGGGACCATGTGCTTGCCGAAGCGCAGGCCGTGCTCGACCAGGCCGCCGCTGAGGGCCAGTCCGCAGCGAACATTGACCTGACACGTGCCGATCCGAACAGTCGGCTCACACCCATGGCAGGCAACGGGCTGACGATGATCGCATTGGACACGCTCCGACACTTGACCACACTGCCCACGTTCATCCTGCGGGACACGCTCGACGCCTACCATGCGATCATGTCCGCACCGGTGGCCGAGCTGGCGTTGGGTACGGCCACGAAATCGGAGGCGATGGAGCACGCTCTCGCCGAGTTCACCCGTCGGGGTATCCGGTCGTTCCGTGACCGGTCCGGCCGCCGGTGGACAATTGACGCCTACACGGAGATGGCCGTGCGCACGGGCGCGGCCCGTGCACAACGATACGGCTACCAAGCCCAACTGATGGCCGCCGGATATGACCTCGTCCAAGTGTCCGGGCACGGCTACTCGTGCGACAAATGCACCCCGTGGGAAGGCACGATCCTATCGTTGACCGGGCAGACACCCTCGGGGACACACACCATGGATAACCCGCTCGGCGGCACCGCCACCGTCACCGTTGCGGGGACGATGGAGCACGCGAAACAGGCCGGGCTGTTCCATCCGAATTGTGGGCACACGTTCACCCTGCACATTCCCGGCGTGTCAAAACCTGTCACCCCGCATCGTGACCATGCGACCTATGAGGCGTCGCAACGGCAACGCGAGCTGGAACGGCGCATCCGCGCCGAGAAACTATCTCTCGCCGGGACGGGGAAGCGGACGAACCGGCGTATCCGCCGCTGGCAGTCGGAAATCCGTGCCCTACTCGATGACTATCCGAAGTTGGCCCGCCAGTCGGACCGTGAACAAGTACGACGGCCGGGACGGGCCTATGAGCGCCGTCGACCATCCGCACCTGTAGCACCCGACGTCCGGGTGTACACGTAACCAAAGAAAGGAACAGATCATGCCTGATCCCACACCGACCCCGGCCGAAGCCAAGCAGGCGGCCACGCCAACACCGGCCGAGAACAAGCAGGCGGAAGCGAAACCGGCACCCGCACCGGCCGAGAACAAGCCCGCCGAAGGCGGCAAGCTGGCCGAAGCCAAACCATCGGACAACAACCTGCCCACCGACGTCGCCGAACTACACGCCATGATCGGCCAGCTCCGCAAAGAAAACGCGGCCGACCGTGTCAACGCGAAAGCGAAAGCCGCCGAAGAAGCAGAACAAGGCATCCTCACAAAGATTCTCGCCGCACTCGGCGTCACCAACGACAACAAGCAACCCACCATCGAAGAAGTCACCGCCCAACTCGAAACCGAGAAGGCCACCGCGAAGACCGCACAAACCCAGATCGCAATCATGCGGGCCGGAAACGGAATCGCGGACGTCGACATGCTCCTCGACTCCGCCGCCTTCACCCGACACATCGCAAACATCGACACGACCGACACGAAAGCATTAACCGACGCGATCAAAACGTTCGTCACCGAACACCCCAAATTCTCTCCCGGCACCCAGGCGGCCACCGGGACATCAACGGTAGAACACGCCGGCGGGACCGGCGAAAACCGTACACCATCCACATCCCTCGCCGACGCGGTCGCCCGCGTCTACAAGGCGAAACAATAACCTTAGGAGGTATAGGCTGCCATGGCCGCTATCACCCTTGAAGAGGCCAAGAACAACACGCAGGAAGACATGGACTTGGCCGTCATCGACGAATTCCGTAAGGGATCCGCGATCCTCGACTCCCTGATCTTCGACCAGGCCGTTTCCCCGGCAGCTGGCGGGGCGACACTCACCTACGGGTACCGTCGCCTCATCACACAGCCCACGGCCGCGTTCCGTGCCCTGAACACCGAGTATGAGCCGCAGAACGTGACCACGCAGCGATATACGGTTGATCTTGCCGTCCTCGGTGGCTCCTTCGACGTGGACCGTGTCATCGCCACGCTCGGCGCGGAAGCATCCGGCGCGGTCACGCTGAACATGCAGCAGAAGATCAAGGCTGCGAACGCGAAGTTCCAGGACGCCGTCATCAACGGTGACACCGCCGTTGAACAGTACGGGTTCGACGGGTTGGACAAGGCGTTGACCGGTTCCGCAACCGAGTTCCGTGCGACCGAAGTCACCGACTGGACCGACTTCGATACCAACACGCGCGCCGAATACAAGGCGTTGGACGCGCTCGACGAGTTCCTCGCCGAACTGGACGGCACTCCCACCGTGATCGTGGGTAACAAGGCCTCTCTGGCGCGTGTCCGTGCCGCCGTGCGCCGCGCGAACGCGTACACGCGTTCCCCCGTGGACGGGTTGGCCGGTCAGAACGGCCGTCCGATTGAACGGGAATACTACGGTGGGATTCTCCTCGTTGACGCCGGTGACAAGGACGGTGTGAACGAGCCGATCATCCCGACCGAGTCCCGTAATGTTGCCGGTTCCCAGCAGACCGGGCTCACGGACCTGTACGCCTACCGTGTCGGCCTTGACGGCTTCCACGGCGTGACCACGAACGGCGGGAACATGGTCCGGCAGTGGCTGCCTGACTTCACCACGTCCGGCGCGGTGAAGCGTGGCGAAGTTGAGCTTGGCCCGGTCGCCGTCGCGTTGAAGGCGACGAAGGCCGCCGCCGTATTCCGCAACATTAAGGTGCGGTGATCACGTTGGCGCAGGTCAAGGCCCCTGTTGAGGGGTATGAAGGCGTTGTTGGCACGGCGCGTTTCGTGGACGGCCAGACGGTGACGGATGATCCGATACTGTTGGCGTATTTCGCCCGGCACGGCTACACGATCACCACCCTCGAACCGGAACCGGTGGAGGAGAAACCGGCCAACAAACCAGTCGGCAAAAAGACCGGCAAATAAGACGTGTCTGCCCTACCCGTAACCGTCATGGTTAGCGGGCACGAGGGGAAACCCGACGGAACCGGGTAGGGTAGACACCCCGCCACTCGAAGGACAACACCCATGGACGCCACCCTATACGCCACCACGCAGACAGTCACCGACTGGGCCACCAGTGAAGGCAACCCGCTCAACCCCGACGAGATCACACCCCGACTACTCCACGCCGCCCGCGTCCTCGTCCGAACCTACCTCGCCGGACGGCCAACCCCCACCGATCCGACACGACGGCAAGCCGTCCTCGACGCTCAAGCAGCCCAAATCGTGTACTGGACAACCACCGGTATTGACCCGCATGAGAACGTGTCCAAAGCCGGAACCGTCGTCGCATCCGCCGCGCTCCTCGGCGGGTCCATGACCTTCGCCGACACCACAACGAAAACCACGGCCCGCGCCAACGCCGCCGGGAACCTCTGCCCGGAAGCACTCCTCATCCTCGCAGAAGCTGGCCTGTCCACCCGCACGATACGAGTGATCGGATAACCCATGCTTGACCCTCTCTCCATCTTCGGTGTTCACACGATTACCGTCACGATCCCCGTGCAAACCCCACGCGGCCCGACCGGCGGCACACCATTCACCATCGAAGGGTGTTTCGTCGTTGAACGGTCCCAAGTGGTCACAGCGCGGACGGGTGAGCACACCAACACGACCGCGCAGGCCGCGATCCCCCTTGACGCTCCCACCGTGCCGGAAGGCGCAACCGTGACACTTCCATCCGGCCGGGAATGCCGTGTCATCATGATCGACCACGCCGACCCGGCCAACCTCAACATGCCCGGCTTCCGCATACTCCACCTCATCTAAGGAGAGTCTCATGGCTACAACGTTCCGCATGCGGTGGTACGGTCAGCGCGCGCAAGCCGCCGCTAGGACCGCGACCATACGCGGCCTATCACTCGCCGCTGAACACTTGAAAGCCGAAGCGGTCAACCAAACCCCGATCCGTGACGGCATCCTACGCGGCTCCGCCGCAACAACCGCCCTCGACGCGGGCATGACACAAGTCGTTTCCTTCAACACGCCCTACGCGGTCCGCCAACACGAAGAAACCGGCTACCGTCACCCGAAGGGAGGCAACGCGAAATACCTCGAAAACCCGCTACGAGACGAACATGACACGCTCATGCGACTCATCGCAGCAGAGGAACAGAAAGCGCTCAAATGATCTCCCACACGGACGTGATCGACGCTGTCGCAACCCGGCTCGCGACCGCCCACATCGCAGCATGGGACGGACCCGACCGGCCACTACCCGACAACGGACTACCACCCGTATTCGTCAAACGGCTCCAAGCCACCCCGGATACGGCGTTCGCGGTCAACGTGTACAACATGACACTGTCCCCCGACCCGTCCCTTCCGGGACAGGTCGCCTACGTGCAAATACGCACCCGGGCACCATATGATGCGGACCCCCTCGCTGACATGGCCGCCGCCGCGTTGCATGGCGTCCACGCCGAATCATGGACCGGCACGGTCCGTGTCGGCCGGTGCCGTCACCTGTCCACTGCTCAACTCGGCGCGGACCCCGACACGCTCCTCGACGAACGCACCGACAACTACGAAATCCACCTATCAACCAACTAGAGAAGAGGAAAAAGAGAGATGTCTCAACCCACCGGCGACTACACATTCTCGTACGAATACGGCGTCGATATTAAGCTCACGGATGGCTCATGGCAGCCGATCCGGTTCATCTCGGCCGTGCAACCCACCGTATCCGCGAAAGAGCTGGACGGTGCCACCTACGATGACAAGGGCGCAGACCACCCGGTGAAGGTCGGTGAGACCGCGTCCCTCACGTTCAACGTGCAAGGCCATCGTCTCGCGGACGGCGCATACCTGCCCGAAGTGGAAGCACTGCTCGCAGCGAACGAACCGGACGCGACCGGTACGAAGGCGACTGTGACAGTCCGCTACTATGACAAGCCCGCCGCGGGCACAGCGAACCCGAACGACGCCTACGAACTGGATGCCACCGTGAACGCGTTCGCCCGCCAGAACACGGACAACGCCTCACTAGGCGGCTGGACTGTCACATTGAACGGTCAAGGCCCGCGCCGTAAGATCACGAACCCGGCAGCCACACCCGGCACCGGCGAGTAATAAGCCAGCGTGTGGGGTGGGCTTTTCTGTCTCCTTTCACCACCCCACACGCACCCCCACCAGCCCCACGTTCCCGTTTGGAGGTCTAAAATCGTGCCCGCGCTTTCCAACCATGCCCCGTCATTGTCTGGCATGTTCACCCCGCCACTGGTCATCACCGCACCAGACGGCACCGACGTCACTATTCCACCGCCACCGAAAGAGGACGGACTTATCCTCACGGCGATCTACACGCAGCTGGCCCGGTCCGCACTTGACGGTGACCCGAGCGACGTGTGTCCAACCTGTGGCACGCCCTTAGCGGTGGCAACGAACCCGGACCTGCAACACGTCATCGATACGGAAACCCGCGACATTGAAGAGATCGCCCTATCGAAACCCATCTACGACCAGCTCATCGCCGGTGGTATTAACGGCGACGACCTGCACGTGATGGGCTTCTACGCGTTCATGTTCTGGGTCGCCGGGAAGTCAGCGGCAGATAACTGGGTGGAAACCCGTGTCGGGATCCCCGCCGAGAAGGCCGGTATGCGCCCAAAAGGCTCGAAACGCTCGAAGAATGGGCGGCCTACGGGGTAGGGGAACCGGACGAGAACGGAATCTACCCGGACTATCGGCCACCGGCCAGCCTACGCCCTGAACCACCCTCGGCGACCGCCGAGGGTGGGCCGGTTGCCGTGTTCACACCGCAGATGATCGTCGAGCATTGGGCCGATATTTGCGTCGACCTGCACGAAACGTTCGGCGTGGACGTGGACGACCCGACACTTCACCGGACATGGCCGTGGCTGTATGCGCGGATTGTCGCGGTCGCGGCACGTCCCGGCACACGCCTACACCACATCCTATTCGCCACCTAAAACTCACACGCTTCACGGAAGGACAGCCCCGAAAATGCTTGTTGGTGAACTTGAGGCCGTCCTAACCGCTGACACGTCAAAGTTTGACTCCGCGCTCGGCAAAGCCGAATCCGGGCTGAAGAAGACCGCGACCGCGTTCACGACGATTGCCACGGCCGGTGTGGCCGCCACCGGTGGCATGATCACGTCCCTGTTCAAAGTCGGCACCTCGTATAACCAGTTACAGCAGTCCTCACGGGCCGCGCTGACAACTCTGCTCGGCTCCACTGAGGCGGCGAACGCCCAGCTGGCCAAGTTTGACGACTTCGCCCGGAACTCGCCGTTCGCCAGGGACACGTTCCTCGTTGCACAGCAGCAGCTCCTCGGATTCGGTGTCGCAGCGGAAAAAGTCATTCCGATGCTGTCCGCGATCCAAGACGCTGTCGCCGCGACCGGTGGCTCAAACCAGCAGATAGCCGATCTCGCATTCGTCCTCGCCCAAGTGTCCGCCGCCGGTAAAGTCACAGGCCAAGACCTGCTGCAACTCGGACAACGCGGCGTCGACGCGGCAACGATCATCGGTGACCAGATGGGCATCACCGGTGAAAAAGTCCGTGAAATGATCTCCGCAGGGAAAATATCCGCCGAGGACTTCCTCGACTATTTAACGACGGGCATGTCGGAGAAGTACGAGAACGCGGCCGCGAACCTGAAAGACACGTTCGTCGGTGCGGCTGACCGGGTGAAAGCCGCCTGGCGTGACATCGGATCGATCATCTCTGCCCCGTTCGTGGACCCGCAAGGCGGCGGCTATCTCACCACGTGGTTTAACGACGTCGCGGACAACCTGCGCGCCTTGCAATCACTGGCGGAGCCGATCATGACGATCATCATGACCCGGTGGAAGCGGCCCTTGGACGAAGTTCACGCGAAACTGCAAGAGCTGGCGGCCGTGATCCGCACAATGGACGCCTACACGCTCACGCAACAATTCGACGGACTGCTGGGCACGCTGAAACAGTACGCGCCCGTGATCGGCGCAGTGGTCGGGTCCATGGGCGGCCTCATCACGGGCGTGCCAATCCTCGGGAAAGCGTTCTCCGCGCTCGGACTTGGCATTAACCCTGTCGTGGGTGCGATGATCGGCCTGACGGCGGCCACGCCGGAAGTGCGGGACGGCCTGTCACAGGTCGCTTCGGCGATCACACCGCTACTCGTCGCCGGTGGTGAGATCACGGCGATCTTCGCGAAGTTCGCATCCGACGCGATCCGCACGCTCGCCCCGGCGTTGGCTGATTTGGCGACCGCTATCGCGGATGCGGGCGTGCCTATCGCCGAGATGTTGGTCCCGGCGGCACAGTCCGCTGTGGACGTCCTCACCCCGATTGTGGGTGTTGTCGCCGACGTCGTCTCGTGGATGTCGGAACTACCGGCACCGCTACTGACGGCGGCGTCCGCGTTCATCATGTTCCACGGCCAGATCGGCAAAGTCCAGGACATCCTCGGCTCGGCGTTCACAGGCGCGTTCCACACGGCGAAGGGCGCGATCTCTGATTTCACTGAGTCACTGCATGTTGCGAAGCTTAATGGTATCGCGAAGCCGGTGGCGACGATACAGGCCGGCATGTACGGGCTGGGTACGGCGGCCCGTGCTGCTGGTAATGCGTTGAAGACGGCGTTCATGTCGAACGCTCTTGGCTTGGCGATCACGGGCTTGTCTGCCGTGATTTCCGCGTTCGCGTCGGAGAACCACGAGGCAAAGCAGCGTGTCGACTCGTTCAAGGACTCGTTGGACGACACGACGGCGGCTGTCACGGATCAAACCCGGGCACTGGTCGCGTCCCGACTGTCCGAATTGGGTATCTTGGACGACCTGAAGGAAGCGGGAATCTCACAGGCCGAGTACACGGCCGGCATCCTACGCGAAGGCGATGCGCATGATCGTGTCACGGAAGCGATCAACAAGCAGCGTAACGCCGTCTACGAGATGAAGGATGAAAACGGTGAAACATTCCAGGTGACGATTGACCGGAACAATCAGATCCGGCAAGCCTATGAGGACCTGTCAAACGAGGTGCAGGACGGTATCGAGCAGAAGAAGATACAGATCGGATTCGAAGAGCAACTCGCGGACGCCGTCTATGATGTCGCGGACGCGAACAGGGACGCTCTTGTTACCGCTCGAGAGCTGGCCGACTATCGGAATCAGCAGGCTAACGCGGCAGCGAAAGCCATGAAAGCTGAGCTTGACTATGCGAGCCAGCTCGAACGGACCATGGAGGCCATGGACGGTGTTGCTGGCGCGTCCACTGAGGAAACCTACGCGCTTCTCAGTCTGCGGGACGCGGCAATGGACAACGTCAACGCACAGGCAGAACTTGGTGGATCGTCCCGAGACATGCAGGCACTCATGCAACAGTGCCGAGACGATTTCATTAACGCGGCCGAAGCCGCCGGAATGACACGGGATGAAGCGGAAGACCTCGCTGACAAGCTCGGCCTGATCCCGTCCGAGGTGCACACCAAAGTCGATCTTGACGTTGCCGAGGCCCTGCAAACGTCGAAAACGTTCGTCACCGACATTAACGAGATGGAAGGCACGATCTCCATCAACGGGAACACGGTCGACGCCGAGCAGACGTTGGCGGAGTTCGGCCTGCAGGTTGATGAGACGACGGGCACGGTCACGATTAACGGGAACGAGTACCCGGCCGACATGACACTATCCCAACTGATCGGGAAGGTCAACACGTCGGAAGGAACCGTGACTATTGAGGGTAATGACTATCCGGCGGCGGACGTTCTCACGGCCTATATTGACTCGGTCAACAGGGGCGCGGGGACGGTCACGATCAACGGCAAAGATTATCCTGCCCGCACGGTACTGTCATCCCTCGAATCGACGATCAATGAGACGAACGGCCGCGTCATCATCAACGGTGACAACTCGAACGCTAAAGGCGCAGTCAACGAAGTACAACGCTACGCAAACCAGAACCCCGTAACAGTCCCCGTCAAGATGAATTGGACGGGGATCGCCGCGAACATAGCTGCGGGAGTGTCGGGATTGCGCGGAGCCGGGGCGAGCCGATTCGCAGACGGCGGCATCACCGAACCGCACGTTGCACAAATCGCACCGGCCGGAGCGTGGCGTGTCTGGGCAGAACCCGAAACCGGCGGCGAAGCCTACATACCGCTCGCGAACTCGAAACGGGACCGGTCCACGGCCATTCTCGGCGAGGTTGCATCCAGGTTCGGCTACCAGTTGATCCGCTCCTACGCCGACGGCGGTGTCAACGCGACACCAACAGTCACCACGGGAGGCACGTACACTGCGGCGTCAATCATTGCGACGGCCATCGCCGCCGGACTGGACGGTGCCAAACTCTCCCTCGACGCCGACGGGCAACAATTCAACGCCTACGTCGCAGGAGTATCTGAAGAACGGATCATCGCCGCGTTGAAAGGCCGCATATGACAGTCACATCATGGGTAGCGAAACACTCCGGGCTGCCGTCGTTTTACGGGCATGATTGCACGATCACCACGCGGGACGGGCGGACCCTACACGAAGGCGGGACCGGTCACGTCTACCTGTCCGACATGCTCGCCACCCCCGGCATCCCAACCGACTATGTTGTGGACGGTCACCCGGTCAGCTTGACCCGTGACGGGCAAGGCGCCCGGTTCGGCTTGATCACCAACGAGCATGGGCGGACCATTCCCGGACTGTGGCTCCGTGACACGGGCGACGGACAAGACTGGGCGTCGTCCGTGTCGCTGGTTAATGGCCGCTATGCGACATGGCCAGCATGGAAGGTCGGCCGGACAGGCACAGCGAGCCTCATCTCATGGGACCCGGACATGATCACCGACCTGTGGGACCTGCTACGCGCACCGGGAGTCAAAGTGTTCACGCCCGGAGGTGCCGTGCCCGGCATGGCCGCTCCACGGGCCATCGTCATCAATTCCGTGGAATCGTCCCGCGTATCCCCTACGGGTGCCGTGCAGTGGACAGTGAAATGGACCGAGCTCCCAACGGTCGCAGTAGGTCACGGCCGGGCACCCGTGATCACATGGGGCGAATACGAGAAGGCCTATGGGACGTGGACGACGGGCAGTCTTGTCGACGTCCTGCATGACCTGGCAGGAATGCCAGCCTGACGGGAAGGGAAGGGACTATGCGGCTCGGACCATCCCTTGAAACGACGTGGGCGGCGACGGTTGATTGTGAACTGGTTGCCTACCGGGCTGGCCGCGTCCTCGCCACGGCGATTCCGAACACGGACAGTCTGCTCGAAGTGTCGGCGGGGAACATGCCAGCTGAGAAGTTGACGTTCACCGCTCCCCGCGACTGGACGCCAACATCGCCATATGACCCGTTGAATAACTACGGGCAGGAACTCGGCGTCACGGTGCGGATGGTTGCGGACGGTGTGCCGTGGCATGTCAACATGGGCCGGTACATGGTGACCGGGTGGGCGGAAAAAACGGGCGGCGTACAGGTCACGGCAGTGGGACTGTTGCAGCGGCTCGTGGAGAATCCGGCCGTGTGGCCGTCGTCCCCGCCAGCCGGTGCGACGCTCTACTCGGAAGCTCGACGTCTCGCTCCCGGCCTGCCTATCCGACTCCACGCCCGGGACCGGGGTATTCCACGCACGTTCGAGTGGGGTACCAGCCGGGTTGAAGCATTGCAGGAATTATGCGACTCGTACGGCCTGGACATGCTGATCCGTGCGGATGGCTACCTGCATCTGGTCCCGCACCGTGACGGCGGCAGCCCGGACATCACCTACCGTGACGTGGTGATCGAGGCGCCCCGCGAGTCTGTGAACCGGCGTGCGAACCAATGGATCGTGTACGGGAAGGAAACCGACGGCGTGCAACCGATTGCGATCACCACGGCGGACGAAGCCCCGTATGATCCCGGATCGTATGGACGGCTTGTGGAGCACCATCAGATGAGTATCGCAGAGGATCAGTCGGCGGTCACGGCCGCCGCTGGCACGTACATGCGGAAACGACTCAACGCGGCCAGGAAACGCAGTATTTCAGTTCGTCCGGACCCACGGATCGAGATTGGCGACATCATACAGGCCATCTCCGACACGGAAATTGTCACGGGACGGGTCACAGGCTACTCGCTGCCATTGGTGGCGGGAACATCGAAAACGGATATGCGGATCGACGTGGAGGAACTGCAATGGTAAGACCGAGCATCCATTTGGACCTTGGGAATAGTGATGATGCGGATCGTCGGGACGGGCGGACGGACACGCCACTGTCCGGCACTGTCATCGGCGTGGACGAGGAAACCGGGAAGGTTGAGGTCCGATTCGACGGTGCCCCGGAAGGGGAGACGGTGCTTGTCTCGGCTGACGGGGTCACGGCGGAAGGTGGCCGTGTCCGCGTACTGCGGGACACGGCGGGCCGTGGTGTGCAGGCGGTGACAGTGTCCACCCCGGAGGATGCGGTTCTCGTGCCGATGGGCGCCACAGGGCACGCGCTTGTCAAGATTGGACAGGACCTTACGGACGCGCAAGCACAGTTGGAAGCGGCCGGTGCCCTGCGGGACACGAAGATCGCACAGGCTGAGGAGGCGCTTCGTCAGGCGGGGGAAACATTGGAAGCGGTCAAGGCCGGGGATATTGAGCCGACGGCCGAGTTGTGGCTGAAACTCTTGCAGGTGGCCGGTAATGCGACGATT